ACTCTTAACCTAACCTATGATAACGAAACACAGCAAGAATGTTCACTCCGTGGACTGCGGTAGAGAGCAAGAGTTTCTCCTCATGTCCGACCTCCATTGGGACAACCCAAAGTGCGACCGGGAGCTGTTGAAGAACCATTTGGAAGAAGCCAAGCGCAGAGGTGCCAAAATTATCATAAATGGAGACCTACTATGCTGTATGCAAGGGAAGGGAGATCCACGCAGGAGCAAGGAGGACATTCGCCCCGAACACAACAATGGACGGTATCTGGACTCTATTGTGGACACGGCGGTGGAGTGGTTCAAGCCGTATGCCGACATCATCCTTTTGGTGGGCTATGGCAACCACGAAACGAGTATCATTCATCACCAAGAGACCGATATCCTGCAACGCTTTGTCGCTATCCTCAACCACTCCTGCGGTAGCAAGGTGGAGATAGGAGGCTATGGTGGCGTTATTGATTTCAAGATGCATTACGACTCCTTGCACACCAGCAACTTCGTAACACATTATTATCATGGGAGTGCAGGCGGAGGAATTGTTACCAAGGGAGTAATTTCAGACCAGCGGATTCTCGCTATGGTGGAGGGCTATGATTGCACTTGGCAGGGCCACGTTCACGAACTTTATTACCACAAAAATATGATTCACCGCTATGACCGGTCAACCAAAATGCTGCTTCAAAAGACTGTTCATCAAGTACGCACGGCAACGTACAAAGAAGAATGGGCAGACGGGTATATGGGCTTTCACGTTGAGCGTGGAAGAGGCCCGAAGCCTTTGGGAGGCTATTGGATGAAGCTTAAAGTGGAGCGAGAGAAGTCCAAGAATCGGCGTGGGCCGGAAGTCCAGGTCTTCGCCACATTCACTCCCTGCGACCGATTCTATTAATGGAAAAAGCCCGCTTTCGGCACCCTAAAGCCTACTCACGGGCATTCCAATGAAAACCACAACCCTAAAAGTGGTGTGACAAATATAGGGATTATTTCTTAAACAAAGTAGAGCCAAGCAATGCACTCCCGATTATTGCACTTACTCTGTAAATGCGCCCGTTTTTTCTTTCTTGCGCCCACTTTCCCTTATAGGCCAAAGCCAAACTGTCCTTCGTGGCAATGGCCTTGACACAAACCGAGTCCTTGGCCTTGTATGCGATCAGCAGGGAGTCATAGGTTCTAAGCAGAGAGTCCCCAATCCCCACTTGCATCGCAAGCAATTTGCCGACCTCCTGGCAGGAGTCAAGCATCAAGGGGACATACGCCTCCACCCATATCGTCTCAGGCTCTTCATAAGCCTCTATGAGCCTCTCACGCCATTTGATTTGGGTCTTTACAATCTCTTGCCTTATCGTGTCTCTACGGGTCTGTAAAGGGGCCACACGATGCTCCAAGGAGTCAATGATGCATTGTTGCTTGTCAATGATTTGCCGGGGAGAGTCCTTCATCGTGTAAATGAGGAAACCAAGCCCTATGGCGATGGGAAGGACAACGAACAGGATGCCCCGATAGGGGATGTGGCCTTTGTCGTTAGCAACCATCGTCTTCGGGGAATACCCGAATTATCTGCCCATCATCGCCAAACTCCTCGGTGGTCTCGTAAGGCTCCAGGTGGTCGGATAGCGACTCCGCTCCCGTGTCCTCATAGAGTTCAACATAATCGGTCAGAGCCTTAACCATTGTCTCTTTAATGGTCTGCCCTGTTTCTTCGGCCAAGTCCTCAAGTTTGCTCAAGAGGTCAAGGTCAATCTCAAAACGGACTTTTACGGTGTTGTTTTCCATCGTCTTAGCATTCAAAATTACTTGCGTGCAGCAGAATAGGCAATAGCGGCAATCTGACCTTTGCTTCGCTTCTTGCTTTTAGGCTTGGACTTGTTGGCTTTGGTGAGTTCTTTAATGTTTTGGGAGACGGCTTTTTGAGTGGCTTTTTTCCCATAACCCTTGGCTTTAGTGAGTGGCATAATGAATCGTTTTGTGGTTCAAATATAATTAAGCGGTTTGGCCTTTGGTGAGCAGGTCGTAGAACTCGTTGAACTTGGCGATGCGGTCATCCAGGCCGATAATGCCTCCGTTTATCTTGTTGGTGATTCGGGTAATCGTTGCGATATCGGAGCCTTTGTCGGCAAGGGCGTTGAGTTTGCGGCTATGCCAGAAGTAACCAGCCGATAGCATCGCATACCTCCCGGCCACAAGTTCGGGGTTCTCCAAGAGGTCTTCGGGGACGAGCTTGTCAAGTTCAGCGTAATTGGCCTTGAAGGTGGTCATAATGTACCCACGGCCTCGGTATTTCCATCCATCCCCAAGTTCGGTATTGCCAAAGCGGTTCGCATAGACCTTGTTGGCTATGGCGATGTAATCCCTTGCGTATAACTTGGCCGTGTCCTTGTTGAAATGCCTTGGGAAGACCTTTAAGAGCCGTGAGGCGGAGTAATTGAAGTTCTCCTTGGTCGTGGTGAAGTTGGCCGATTCGTGGGCCGTTTGAGCAAAGAAATGGGCAATCCGAAGGTCGGTATTAATAGAAAACCGCTCCTGTATTTCAAGGAAGCGGTCTATAACGAGTTTGGGGACTCTTGGGGAAAGGCGTTGCTCAAGACTCATTGCCTTTGGATTCAACTTTCTTATGGAAGTAATTGGAGAGCGTTTCCACGACCCTCAAACCGCTGAAGCCAACAAGGAAGGCCATAGCGAATTGAGCGGATTCAAGTTCAATACCAAGGAAGGTGATAGCGAGAGGTGTAAGGTAATTGGCAGATAAGGTTCCTGCGAGGATGGAGAAGAGTTGGGTGCGTAAAGACGCTCCCTTTTGCTTTCCTACGAGGACGAGGCTTCCGAGAAAGCCCCCTACGGACATCCCAACATTAATGCCGAGTTCCGTCAATACCTGCTTGATATCCATTACAGGTAAGTGTTGAGGGTTGCGATGAATGCCGCTGCGGTTGTGCCAAGGGCCACAAGGTCTGCATTGGACACGAATATGGACTCGTCCAAAGTACCCGAAAGGTAAATCCGCACCTTTGTAATGCCATCGGTTGCATCAAGTTCCGTGGAGATAATGTCCCGATAATTAAGGAAATATTGCCTTCCGTCAGCGTATGTGAGTTGTAATTGCGTTGAGCCGAAGGATGTTGCGGTTAAGGTAGGTAGTGCCATAGTGCGTCAAATTTATTAAAGAATGAGCAAGTTTTTATGGAGTCGTGAGGGCCGCAAGTTCAGTATTTGAAAGGCGGTTGGGGTAAACCGCTCCTGCACGGACATGGGCTTTAAGCGTGTCTGAGGTTGTTGAGAAATAAGTGCCAAAAGACATATTGCTGAATGCAGGTAGGCCGGGGGCAACGACCGTTCTTGTTGCAACGGGGTTTTGAACTCCATCAATATACATTATGCATCCATTTGTTGCCGTGTTATAGGCAAAAGCGACTTTATGATAGCCAACGCTTAAAACTGAAGATGATAAATTGGTCATAACCGTTGAGCCATTATTTGATATGGTTACGGAAATTACTCTTGATGAAGTAATGAACATCTGAATAAATGAGCCTGCCGAAGAATCAATGCTACAAAACCACCTATCCCTTGCCTCACTCGTAACCTCAACCTCAAAGTAAATGGTACCCTCGGATTGACCGATAAGAGATGTGATTCCCGTCTTTCTTATCACCTCTGCACCACGAGTGATGGCTGCGGTGGTGGTGGGGATGTAGGAGGTGGGGACGGAGCCTATTTCAGCTTGTGCTCCCCAAGCGTAGAAGGAGCGAGCTGCACTTGCGCTTGGTTGGATTATTTGGACAAGCGTCGTTGCGTTTCCTCCAGCCGTTCCTGTTGTGAATGTGGCTCTAACCCTAAACCATCCATTGCCGTAATTCTCAATAGACGCTGAACCTGTTCCCGAAAAACCCGTACCTGCGGTTCCGGTTTGGAAATAAGTAACCGTACCAGCGGCTAAGTCAACTATCGCTCCAGCAATAAAATCATTTGGTGCGGCATTCGCATTATTGACCCTAAATCTAAATGTTTCTCCTGCCACCAACGCTATATTCTTGAAAAAACAAGAAATCGTGTAAGTTGTTGAGTTACTTGATGTAATGACTTGTCTTACATTTGAGTCTGCGGTTGTGCTTAGATTTATCGTGTCTGCCGTAACATTGTTATCGGGAGAAGCAATAGTGTTTGGCGTAACAGTTGCCCCGTTTAAAGCGGACCAAGTTGTATTAAACGCCTCACTCTGAAAAAGCAAGTTCTCCGCACTCGGCTCCACGAGCAACGCAGGGCAGCCATTCACGGCTCCACCAAGGGGATAATCAAGGCGAGGCACACCATCGTTCACACGCTCAATAAAGCCAAGCGAATTGACCCTCGTGGAACGATTATTCGCAGGACTTGTCGCACGAGTAACCGCAAAATCGCCCAAGCCCGTTTCGGGGATTTGGCTATAAAGAGTCCCGGCTTTAAGACGATAAGGGATATTCAAAAGAGAAGGGGTGGACATTTTAATTTGGATTTAAGATTGAAAAACGAGTTAAGATGCAATTATAGGAAACAACCTCTTTCACGATAGCACTATCGTTGTCGCACCGCTGATTGAAGTACCAGAAGTCGGCATAATCCTCCGTGGCCGTAGGTACCAGAGGAGGATTCAATTCGTATCGGAAATACCGACCGCAAGTGCTTACGAGTTCGGGGGCAAGAGCAGACCCAGCCGTGGCACGAGCCATAAAGTTGGCCCATATATCAAACCAAAACAACTGATTTATCACCGCACCCTGCAACGATGCCAGGAACGCACTAATGCTGCTCCCCAAGGCAATGAGTTCGGATTGAGACACCGACAAAACATTGTCAAGCGTGCCGTGCAAATAGATGTAAACCTTGGGGTCTAAGTTCGTGGGGTCGTACTCAAAGGATATTAAATGGGCATAGGGGACATAATAGACCTCCGTGCCTCCATAATTCAAGGTCAAGAGCCTCTGCCCGAACGAAAACGATGTGAGCCTTTGAAGAGCCATTAAAGCGACATTAAGTTCAGTTGAGCGTTAATGATGTCAATGGGGTCTGTGCCACCTTTCTCCTCAATGTAAATCTCATAAGAATGCGCCCCTTGGGAAAACAACTCCAAAGAGATGGAGTGAGGGTTAGGTGAACTCAAATGGGCGGACACTTTTGTTGTTTCGTCAATAACGCCATCCTTTGCGATGTAGAAATAGTATTCCTTGCTGTTTGGGCCATCAAAATTAACCATAGCACTCACACGATAAGCAATAGCCGCATCGCCATTCCAACTCACGGAGGGGCTTGACTCAAAGGCCGTGTTGTATGCCCCCTCAAGAACCAATGCCATTGTATAGGTCAACTTTTCGGGAGTGTTAGCAGCGGCAGGGGTGAAAGTCGCAGGGGTCTTTGAAGAAACACTCACATAGCCTCGCTCGGCAAGCAAGACGGCAGAATCCGATAAGGCACGGAACAAATCGCCAATACGCTTTGCGGTATTCGCCCCGATATTCGTTTCAGTACGAACGACATTGGAAGAAGCATCCAGGCTGGCCCTTGTTTCTATTGGCATGGTTTAAGGTTTAAGACACAAATTTAACAAGGTTCTTCGGTGTTTAGGCAAGACGCATCGCCAATCACCTCCACCTCCAAATCCAAGGCAATCATATACAAAGCCGTGTCCCACACAACCTTCGCTCCCTCAAACTCGGTGTCAAGGTTCTCCTTGATGGAGTAATTGGCCGTAATGGAGGTGACATCAATGCTCACCGCCCCGACAGTCGTGGCCAAAGCCTCGTACATACCGCTAATCTTGCTCTGAACGAGCGATGCGACCTCGTAAGGACGCTTGCCCTTACGCTTGCCGATAATCACCAAGGTCAACGGATAAACGATGCGGAGCAAGTCCTGGCACCCAATAAAGTTGTTCTCGTCCGTAACCTCTGCACGCTCCCTTCCATTGTAACGGATGTAGGCAATGCCCTCGCTCCAATCGTAATCGTCCACAACGTGCTTGTAATCGCCGTTGTTGCAGTAAATGGCCGGGATGACCTTGCCGTCCCTATCGGGTAACAACTCGGCAAAGCCCGTGTGCCTCACCAACTTGTAAGCATTCAAGCGAGTGAATATCTCGTCAATAACCTGGGTCGCTATCATTTGAATACTTTGCTAAAGAATAACTTGGTCAGTAGGTCAACGAAATAAGCCTTTTCCTTGCTCGCTAACCCAAAGATAGTGCCTCTACGGGCTTCATTGTCAACAACTTTCTTGGTGTTCAACTCGCTCACAACCATAAACTCAACCTTGGGCTTGGAGCCTGTCAAGTTCTTCTTGGGAGTGCTGAACTCGGATTTCAAATCGCCCGTGAACTTCATGTCAATAAAGGCTACTTGAAGCCCCGCCTTCCTTCGGACCGCCTTGTACTTGTCGCTCTTATAGTTCCCAATCTTGGCCAAATCGGGTTTCAGACCCTTCTCAAAAATCCTCGGCAAAACCTCTTGCTCTTGCGTTTGCGGAGCCGCCTCGTTAAGCGATGAAGCCAAGTGCCTCCCAAGGGAAGACTTCTGCGTTTCAAGTTTTTGTATGTAATCCTTAATGTCCACCTCTTTAAGGTATGCGAGAAGCCTGCCTTACCCTCTGCCTGCACGAAAAACAACCATCCTCTGGCAAGTTCGCCTGCTCAAAGTATCGTTGCATATATTGGTCGTATTGGGCTTGGTAATAGTTGGACAACTCTTGGTTCATGTCCCGGTTAAAGACAATAACGCCATTCAGCCTCTTAGAGAACTCCATTTCCTTCAATAGCAACATCCCGGCCTTGTAAAGCAAAGGATAGCCGAGTTGCGTGACATGGGCGCACAAGAGCGAGTCAAAGCTGCAAGCGACCTGGTACTGAACGCTCAAACCTCCCGTGAAGGCTCCTCCGCTTATGTTCAAGTCAAGCAAAGGCGCACTCGTTGGTATCTCAATAGCTCTCTCCAACATATTCTCCGTCCAACGATAATTCCTGCCGCATCCACCGCATCCATAGGTCGGGTACAAACCCGTTTGAAAGGAAGCCACCGAGGTCGCATTGTAAAGGACGGCCAGGTTCAACATCTGACCGTTGGATTGATAGGTCTTGTTAATCACGACCCTCGTAACCGCATTGGCTACCGAGGTGATATTGAAGGTGTCCAAGGTCGCTCCTGTTCGTAAATCCACGACCCTCACCGGCACAACGCCCGAACTTGG